CTTTTGGTAGCAATGCAAAAAGCCTTAAAAGGTAGCTCGCGTCACATGGAGTTAATATCTAAGATAGTAAACAGCGAGGGCACCAAGGACGCTCTCGATAAGAAAGAGCAGAAAGAACGCATCAAGACAATGCAACTTGAGAATAAGAAACGCGAGCAAGCTCTTGAGGGCGGTATGGCGTCCGAGGATATCATGGCCGATTATTTCGAGAAGTTGGAAGGAGTGATACAAGATGGCACTTGATCGACTGTACACAGATAAGCAGATCGGGATCTTGCGTCGTTCTCTTTCTCGCGATTGGTACATGATGATAAACCACGGCGCAGTACGGGCCGGGAAAACCAAGCTAGACAATGATCTTTTTTTGATGGAGCTGAAACGTGTTAAGAAAAATGCTGCAAAAGTCGGGGTTCAAACTCCGATGTATATTCTGGGGGCGGTATCGTCTGGGACGTTGCAAACAAACATATTGCGCGAGATCACAGACGCTTACGGCCACGAATTCCAATTTGACCGGCACGGGAATTTCACGCTTTTCGGCGTGTACGTTGTAACGACGTTTACGGGGTCCATAGCGGGCCTAAAAGCTATCCGGGGTATGACAGCCTTCGGGGCATACGTCAACGAGGCCACGCTCGCAAATAAAGAGGTTTTTGACGAAATTCTAAAGCGGTGCTCGGGGTATGGCGCGCGTATTATATGCGATACCAACCCGGACCACCCAAAACACTGGCTCAAGGTCGATTATATCGACAAGGCAGACGATGAAAAGATTATCGCGAATCATTTTACAATTTTTGATAACACGTTTCTAAACCAACGATACGTTGATAATTTGATCGCGACAACGCCTTCAGGTATGTTTACCGAGCGCGGGATATACGGAAAATGGGTGATCGGTGAAGGCGCGGTCTATCGTGACTTTAAAGAAAATATGTACGTCAAGAAAACGCCCGAGCATTTCGCGAAGATTTACGCGGGGGTTGACTGGGGGTATGAGCACTGGGGCTCGATCGTTGTCGTGGGCCAAACCGAGGCCGGAGACGTGTACATACTCGAAGAACACGCGCACCAGTACAAAGAAATAGACTTCTGGGTGGATATTGCAAAAGATATCAAGGCACGATACGGCGATATATTCTTCTGGGCTGACAGCGCACGGCCCGAGCACGTCGGACGGTTTAACCGTGAGCGTATCAAGTGTTTTAATGCGTATAAATCAGTCTTATCGGGTATTGAAGAGGTGGCTAAACTCATGAAGGGTGGCCGTTTTTTTGTCGTTTCAAATAAGGTCCGCAAGTTCAAAGACGAGATCTATCAATACGTCTGGAACGAGCGCACAGGCGAACCGCTGAAAGAGCACGACGACGTACTAGACGCGGTAAGATACGCGATTTATTCACAGCACGTCTACGATACAAGCAACACAGTTAAAGAGCGTATGCAAAGCGCGCAATACTATTTCTAAAAGGAGGAATAAGAGAAAGTGAAATTCCTTAAAGGGAGACGCTTCGACGAGAACGCGAATCGTCAATTCATCATGACGGCCGAAGATTTTGAAACAATCGAATACGAAGGCCAGAAATGGATCGAGCGTCTAAAAAACTATATCGGAACGCACAGATCCGAGCAACTGGACCGGCTGAAAGAGCTGAAACGCTATTATCTCGCTGATAATAATATCAAGTATCGCGAGGCGAAAAGTGACCCATACAGCGCGGACAATCGAATTGCGAGCGACTGGGCGAAATACATTGCTATTTTTGAACAAGGCTATATGTTGGGGAATCCGGTCGAGTACAAGAACGAAAACGCGGAGATCCAAAAACAGATTGACCAGTTTTCAAAGCAAAACAACGAGAAGGACCACAACGTCGCGATCAAGACAGATCTCGCGATCTATGGCCGGGCTTACGAGCTTTTGAACGCGTACCGAGACGAAGACGGGGCGGTCTGGGTCAAGCTCTATCGTATGGATCCAGAGCAGACTTTTGTCATTTATGACGATAGCTACGAACAACGTTCTTTAATGGCTATCAATTACTACTCTATCAGTTACGGCAACGGCCACAAACGCGATTTTGTTAAGGTCTATACCAGCAACGCTATTTATGAGTATGTGGACGATAACCAAGACACGGACACGCTTCATCTCAAAGACACAAGCGAGCATTTCTTTAATGGCGTACCAGTGAATGAGTTTAGCAACAATACGGACCGGACAGGGGCGTTCGAAGCCGTGCTCGACTCTATCGACGCTTACGACTTATCACAGTCAGAGCTTGCAAACTTCCAGCAAGACAGTAACGAGGCTCTTTTGGTGATCTCGGGGAATCCGTTCACAGGCGTAGAAGATAAAGACTTTTTAGAAGATGGCCGAATCAATCCAAATGGACGGCTCGCGGTATCTCAAGCCTTTAAAAAAGCGAAGATCTTGATTCTTGATGATAACCCGATACCGGGCGGATCAAGTCCAAACGCGAACTATCTTGTTAAGTCATACGATACAGCCGGAGCGGAAGCGTACAAGGAACGGCTAGTAAATGATATCTTACGCTTTACCTTCACGCCAGATACAACGGATAACAACTTCGCTGGCACACAGTCAGGCGAAGCGATGAAATATAAGATGATGGCAGCGGATAACTATCGCGGTAAACAAGAGCTTTTGTTTGAAAAAGGCCTCATGCGTCGTTTGCGTTTAGCCGTCAATATCTGGAAGATCAAGGGCAACGATTCCGACAATTACAACCTTATCAATGAGACGGACGTTGTATTCACGCCAAACTTGCCACAAAATGACGCTGAGTTAGTCGCTATTGCCAAAAATCTCTATGGCGTGGTAAGTGAACAAACGATCGTCGAGATCCTTGAGCAAGTGACCGGGGTCAACGCGGAGGCAGAGCTAAAACGTATGAAAGAAGAGACGGAAAAAGCGCTTGAAATGCTCCCACGAATCGAGCCACAAGCCGGCGAGGTAGCAACGAATGAAGAAACTGAAGATAAGCGCCCATGATGAATACTGGGAAGCACGCGCCCGTGAGATATTCGAGTACGTTGACAGAAAAGATATAGACTTTTTCGCAGAATTAGAAAAAACTTACCGCAACGAGGCGGTAAGGCTTCAAAAGTCGTTGTTTGACTTTTACACAAAGTACGCTGAAGATCACGAACTCACTTACCAAGACGCAACGAAGCGCCTTCGAGGTGAGGATCTTAGCGACTATGTGGACAATGCGACGTTATACCGCGAACAGGCCGAAAAGGATCCAGAGCTATTGAAGCGATTGAACCAACAATACGCGTCAGCTCGAGCGATCAGAATCGAGGCTTTGCAGCTGGAAGCTATCCACAGGCTCGGAGTGCTCACAGGAGCGCTTCATAAGAGCTTCGAAAGGTATTTATTCAACGTTGCCGAATACGCGTACAGAAAGGCTATGGGAGGCCGTGCAGGCGCGGCCAATCGTCCAGCGTTTGAAGAGATTATCAAAACGCCGTTCAATGGCCGGAATTATTCCGAGCAACTTTGGGGCAATACCGACAGCCTCGCGCAAAAGCTGAAAGAGGTATTCAAACAAGGCTTTATCCGTGGGGATAGCCCGCAAGATATGGCCCGCGAAATTCGGAAAGAGTTTAATGTGGCACGGTCGCGAGCTGAAACGTTGGCAAGGACCGACGCGACGGCCGTCATAAATCGGGCCACGATCAAGCGGTATCAGAAAGCCGGCCTTGAGTACTATAGAATCTTAGTCGTGTTAGACGATCGGACCACTCAAATATGCCGAAGAATCGCGCAAGAGGACAAACTCTATAAGCTCGAGGACGCGCAAGTCGGGGTGAATATGCCCCCGTTCCATTATAATTGCCGGTCTACGATTATGCCGGACGAGAAAGAAATAGGAGAGGAGGGATCGAGTGATTAATATCTGGGATATGGTATCTTACACAGCGGGCCTTTTCTGCTTTGCCTTTCTGGTCGTGGCAGGTTGGGCCGTACTTGCTGGAATGATCGAAGGTATCATAAAGAGTATCAAACAGTCACGAGGTGACAAGAACGAGTGATCGGAGGTGATCCGGTATCTTGACAAGCGGGAATAGACCGCTTTTTTGTTGTCCAGACTATGCGGAGGACGTTAAAAGCTGCATTGTTTCGTCGCCGGACGTAAAGCGAGAACAATCGATTGACGGCGTAACCGTCGGAGGAAAAATATGTCAGAAAATACACAAGCAGTTGAGACTGAAGCTCTTGAGCAAGACGTCACTCAAGAAGAACAAGTCGAAACCAAGCAGGAAAAGGCAGAGCGTACCTTTACACGCGCCGAGTTTGGAAAAGCAATCGCAGCTGAAGTTGCTAAAGCACGGGCAAGCTGGGAAGCAGAGCAAGCCGAAGCAATCGAAAAAGCCAAAAGCGAAGGCGAACGTCTCGCGAAGCTGACCAAAGATGAACGCGCGAAAGAAGAGGAAGCGAAACGGATCCAAGCGATCGAAGAACGCGAGCGAGCTCTTGCAATTAAAGAAATGCGCGTGGCCACTCAAACGCTACTGAGCGAAGAAGGACTTCCGGGCGAGTTTATTGATTTTGTGATCGATGAAACAGCCGAAGCCACAAAAGAGAAGATCGGCACGTTGCGAAAAATCTTTGATAAAGCGGTAGAAAGTCGCGTCGACGAACGTTTGACCCAGAAAGCACCTCGCAAAGGTACGGGCCCAGTATCTATGACGAAAGCGGAGATCATGGCTATTGAGAACGACGAAGAGCGTCAAGCAATGATCGCTGCAAACATTGGACTATTTAAAAATTAGAAAGGGCTATTAAAATATGGCTGAAACAAAACTAACAACCATGAACGACTTGGGCGAAATTAAATCAATCGATTTCGTCAATAAGTTCTCTAAAAATATCAATGACTTACTTCGACTTTTGGGAGTAACACGCCGTCAAGAGTTGACTAACGACCTCAAGATCCAAACTTACAAATGGACAGCAGACGTTGACACAACTAAAACCGCCGAAGGTGAAACAATTCCGCTTTCTAAAATGACACGCGCAAAGGACCAAGAATACACAGTAGAATGGTTCAAGAAACGTCGTGCGGTATCAGCGGAAGCGATCGCACGTCATGGAGCGTCACGCGCTATCACAGAAGCAGACACACGCTTGCTTCGCGAAATTCAAAACGGAATCAAGGATGACTTCCTTGCTTACCTTAAAAAGACAAAAACTAAAGTTACAGGGAAAGGGCTTCAACAAGCTCTCGCGAACAGCTGGGGCAAATTGACTACTTTCAACGAGTTCGAAGGCTCTCCGCTTGTTTCTTTTGTGAACCCGCTCGATGTGGCTGAATACCTTGGATCAACAGCCGTTGCGTCTGACGCTTCAAACGTATTCGGATTCACACTTCTCCAAAACTTCCTCGGTATGCAAAACGTTATTGTTATGCCTTCATGCCCACAAGGGAAGATCTATACAACAGCCGTTGAAAACCTTGTCTTCGCTTACTTAAATGTTTCTGGTGGCGATCTTGGCGGATTGTTTGCGGACTTTACCGACGAAACAGGTCTAATTGGTGTGGCGCGTGATCGTCACTTGAATAACTTGACTTTCGAGTCAGTATTCTTTGGCGCTAACGTTCTCTTTGCTGAAATTCCGGACGGTGTGGTAGAAGCTACAATCCAAGCGCCAACGTCAGCGGTAGCAGCCTAGTTTTAGGAGGTTTGAGCGATGGTGGCAATCAATATCGATCAAGTAACGGAAGAGCTTCGCTTGCTGAAAGGTATTCCCAAAGCTGACCAAGAACAAGACGATCTTTTGACCCTTATCGTACGGGATAGCTTCGAGCGTATGATCGCTTACGTCAATCAATTCTCGGAAACAGCACTCGAGGAATTGCCAGAGAGCGTGGCTTATATCCTTCGAGACGTTGCCGTCAGTCGCTTCAACCGTCTAAACTCGGAAGGCGCGACAGCGGATAGCGAGGAAGGCCGGAGCTTTACTTGGGAGTCTAGCTATCTAACAGATGAGCATAAGGCCGTATTACAAGGCCTTGCGATCAAACATCGGGCCCGCGGGATCGCTCGATTCATTTAAAGGGGGCGCGTGTATGATCTATAACGAACGCGTGACTTTGATCTTTGAGGAAGAGCCGGAAGATGAATTGCTCGAGAGCACGGAAACAAAGAAGAGCTTTTCAGTCCCTTGTATGCGAAATTCATTATCTAGTTATGAGATGATGGGGCTCTTTGGTAAGTATGATTTTGATTCGTTCAAGTTGCACTTACAAGGAACTTACAAGGGCTTCTCGGAAGTGATTTACAATGGCCACAGGCTCAAGATCAAAGGCAAACGATACCATCATAATAGCACGGTTATATATCTATGAGTTTTTCATATACTGTAAAAGGCTTGGACAAGTTCATTCGGAAGGTCCAAAACAAGCCACGGGAAGCGCGTCGGGCTGTATCGGCAGAATTGCAACGATCGGCCTTTCGTGTGGAACGGAAAGCCAAGATGAAAGCGGCAGTCGATACCGGATTCATGAGAAACGGGATCTTTGTCGCTCGTGTGGGTATGTTACGGTACAAAGTAACGTCTCCCGCTGGTTATTCGGTTTATGTGGAGCTTGGAACTCGTAAGATGAAGGCCCAGCCATTTCTTGGTCCAGCCGTTAAGGAAGAAAGCGAAGCGTTATTTAAAAACCTTCGTAAAATGTTTAGGAGGTGATTCATGGCAAACGAAACGCCTTCAGTCAAAATGCTTGCAGATTTACGCGAAAAATTAAAACCGCTCAATATTCCGATTAAATTTAAGCTACCAAAACAAGACACACTCGAGCCGTTTCTTGTGATCGGGCAATCTAGTTCAGACACGTCAAAAACAGCTCAAACGGGGCTTATTATCGAGGATATGAGCGTACAAATTGATATCTTCTTACCGGGCACGGAAAGCCGGGCTGGGGTCGAGAAAGTCAAATCTGAGGCCCTTCGAAGGATCGGCCACAATCGCAACATAAACGCGAGCGTACTCTTAGACGATACGATAGGCCGGGAAGTCTATCATATTGTCATTTTACTAACAGATACAATCTTTTAAAAAGGAGCACTTAATAAATGGGTGAAGCAGAAGACAAAGCAAAAATTAAAATTACGATCGCAAAACCGATCGTAGGTAAAAAAGTATTTTATTTCATTCAATCAATCCACGCTGAAAAAGGTAACGGAGCAATGCTTCCAGCCTATCGTACAGATGGTACGACAACAATGGGTGGCGAATACATTGACGAACAAACTCAACAAGGGCGCTTGCTTGAAAAAGCAACAGATGAGCACTCTATCGAGTTGACTCAATATTTCGCGCCAAAAGATCCTTCAGTTCAAACTGTGCTTGACGCACAAAAAACTGGTGAATCATTGAAGATTTGGCGTGTTATCGTCGACGATTCAGTCAAAGAGACTTCGACTGGTAAAGACACTTATCCAGCACAATTTGGGTATGGTAAGATCACAGATGACGTAGAATTTACTGACGCGATCGATGGATTCGTCGAACTTAACTATACAGTGGGTATCGTTGGACGTCTTCGTGATGGTAAGTTCCCACTTTCAGCGGACGAGATCGCAATGTTGAACGACGTTTACGAGTACCAAAACCCGGGCGAAACAACAGGCGATTACAACAATATCACACGCTAATTTTTCAAGCAAAGGGGCTTCGATTGCCCTTTTGCTTTTATTTTTTTGACAAAAAAGGAGTTATTCAATGGAATTTTCAGTCGGAAGCCGCGCAATCGAGATCAAATTTGATTATATGACCATGTACAAAGTCAATCGTGACTTGGGATCTCAAGGGCCAGATGGTTCACGAAATGAAGATGGTGTCGGTGCTCTATTCCTTCGCGTCGTGGATCGCAACGATTCAGCTCTTGTGGATCTTATCAAGCTATGTGCGAGCAAAAAAGCGAAAGCCGTAAGCGACGAAGAAGCGATCAAAGCAATCGCGGACAAGATGGAAGATCTCGGAGCAGAAAGTACAGAGCCACTTTTTGAAGCACTTGAAGAAGAGATGGTCGATTCTGGTTTTTTCAAAGAGAAAGTTTCGAAATACTTAGAAAATCTCGAGCTGGGATTGAAGTACCTCAAAGCCAAAGCAGAAACAGCGGAAGACAAGGCACAAGCGGAACTTCAGATCGAGCAGACGGAAGCGCAAATTGGGCGCTTGAGAAACGCAATCTCTTAATAGAATGTGCGCGTTTGGGTCTAACTGACCCGAATATTATTTTTTCTTGTACGAAAAACGAGCTTGACGCGATTCGCGAGGGCCTTTATTATCGAGCGATCGAAGAGAGGGAAAACCTCGTCGAGCTTGCGTTTAATCTTCGCTATACGCTAAACGCTAAAAAAGCGGACTTTGGCAAGTTGAGCAAGAAAAAGGATCGCGAGAAAGTCCGACGTCTATTTAGACAGCGCGAAGAGCGCGAAAGCTCTCAAGGTATGCTCGAGAAGATCGAGCGTCTTAACGAACATTTCAGAAATAGATAGATAGGAGGTGGGGCGATGGCGTTTGACGGATCAATAGAAGCGATTATCGGCGCGGACTTAACCGGATATGAAAAAGCGATGAGCGACGTTGTAAGCTCAACGCGTAAAGCATTTCAAAACGCGGCACAAGAGGCGTCTAAAAGCGCGAATCAGATGATTCGGGAAGTCGGTCAGCTTATGAACCGGCTCGCAAACAGTAACCAGAATATCGGATCCAAGATCGGCCAAGGGTTGACCGGTGGATTCAAAATCGCCCTCGGAGAGCTACAACGTATCTCTTCAAATATCGGCGCAAAATTACCTGACCCCATACGGAAGGCATTTACTCGCGTTTCGGCTGATATTAAGTCAGTTTTAGGAGCGATGAAAAACGACGTTGCCACCCTTGGGGCCGGCATTAACTCGAAAATTAAAAAGGCTTTTGACTTTGATATTTCAAAAGCGATCAAATCACCGAAGAGCGCGTTTGCAGAAATGGCAAACAGCGTTGACTCTATGGCACAACGGATCAGCTCAAAAGTCCACAGTTTAGGCTCAGTCTTTACGAATTCGGCTAACAATATGTCCGGATCGTATAAGACAGCTTTCGGGGCGATTGGTGACGCTATGGCCCGGCTCGAAGCTCGTATTCAGTCCACGGCTGGGAATCTTACGAGTGCACTTGGTCAAAAGGTATTGAACCCGATCAACTCTTCGTGGTCCAGTATGTTTACCAACTTGACCAGCAAGGCGAATAGCTTCGCGGAACGGGTTCAAAACTCGTTTGGCGGTCGAATCCTTTCTTCCGTCAATAACCTCGCGAGCAACGTAAGCGGTAAACTCGGAAACGCGTTTCACACGACAGGGCAGAAAGCTGTCAGCGCGTTAACCGGGATTGTTAACCACACAAACCAAGCGGCGAGCGCGTCAACTAACTTGCTTAAGCAGGTTTTAGGCGTGGCTGCTGCTTATAAACTCTTTGATCTTGGTAAACAAGCAATCAAGAGCACTGTTTCAAAGGCTGCTGAGTTTGAAGCCAAAATGAGCAATATCAAGGCCGTGACTGGTGAGAGCGCGGAGACGATGAAGAAATTCAACGACGCCGCTATTAAAGCCGGAGCAGATACAGCCTTCAGCGCCGCGGACGCCGCGGACGCAATCGGCGAACTTGCCAAAGCCGGGGTATCAACAAAAGATATCCTAAACGGTGGGCTTACCGCGTCCCTTAACTTGGCCACGGCTGGGGAATTGGACTTGAAAGAAGCAGCTGAGATCACGTCGACAGCGCTAAACGCGTTTAAACGTGACGGAATGACAGCTACACAAGCTGCGAACCAACTCGCGGGAGCTGCTAACGCGTCAGCGACAGACGTCCACGAGCTGAAATATGGTCTTTCAATGGTCGCTCCGGTAGCGTCTGGGCTTGGTTTATCGTTCCGCGATACCACAAACGCCCTCGCAGTGTTCGCTCAAAACGGACTTAAAGGATCTGACGCCGGAACGTCTCTTAAAACTATGCTTATGAATCTGCAACCGCAGACGAAAGCACAAACGAACATGATGAAAGAACTCGGTATCATTACGGCCGACGGCTCGAACCAGTTCTTCACGGCTGAAGGTAAAGTCAAGTCATTCGCTGAGATCTCTCAAGTCTTGAAAGATCACTTGGGCGGACTTACCGACGCGGAAAAACAAATGGCCTTAAAAACCATGTTTGGTACCGACGCAGTGCGTGCTGCAACAATCGCGATGAATGAGGGAGCAGACGGCGCTAACAATATGCAAGCTGCTATCGACAAGGTATCAGCGGCGCAAGTGGCAGCCGAAAAACTCAACAACTTAAAAGGGGCCGTCGAGGCTTTGAGTGGATCTTGGGAAACGCTTCAAATTAAAGTCGGAACGGCAGTCTTGCCAGTCCTTACGACGCTCGTAAAATGGATTGACAAGCTAGTAGATAAGTTATCCAACTCGCAAGGGCTACAAAAGTTTTTGGACGCTCTCAATTCGTTAAACCCGGCATTGAATCAATTCCTAAACGGAACTAAAATGAGCGACGAGCAAGCGAATAAGTTTAAAGGCACTATGCAAGCTGTAAAACCAGCCGTGACGGCCCTTGTGGGTGCGTTTGCGTTTGGCCCAGCGGTGCGCGGGCTAACTTCGCTTACTGGTATCATGGGCACAGTCGCAAGTAAGACGCTGGCCCTTGGATCAGTCGCGTCCAGTGCGTTTAGCACGGCCGGAGGCTTCGTTTCTAGCTTTGCTGGTAAGGTCGCAGGTATTCCGGGTGTACTCGGTGGAGCTACTTCACAAGGTTTGTCGGTTCTTAGCATGATGACAAGCGGGATCGCGTCCGTGATGGGAATCGCCCTCGCGTCAATCGGTCCGGCTGCTATTTTGGGGCTTGTCCTCGCTGGCCTTGGTCTGATTAACCAACAATTCGGAAAACAGATCGATCAGTTGATTACCTTGGTAACGACTAAAGGGCCGATGATTATTCAAAACCTTGTAAATGGAATCACTAGTCAATTACCGAGCCTGATCGCTTCCGGTGCTGATCTGGTGGCCAAACTCGCGCAAGGTTTTGCGACAATGTTCCCAGTGATCGTTGACGCTGGGGTTCAGTTGATCGGTAGCCTCGTTCAAGGCGTGGGCCAAAATGCAGGATCGTTGATCTCGTCCGCGGTAACAATTATTGGGACTTTGGTCAATAGCTTACTTTCAGCGTTGCCACAATTGCTCGCTATTGGTATGCAGTTACTTCTCAGCATTACGCAAGGAATCTTGCAAAACTTGCCACAGATTCTTACGACGGCGCAACAGATTGTAACTAACTTTATTACTAATATGCAAGCGCAATTCCCGCAGATTCTCGAACAAGGTATTCAAATTTTGATGAATATCGTAAACGGTATTGTCCAAGCATTACCGACAATTATCGAGATCGCGACGCAAGTCATTGTCGGGTTCATGCAAACGATCTTGTCGAACTTACCAACAATCTTACAGGGTGGTATTCAACTAATCGTGACCCTCGTTCAAGGGATCATTAGTTCATTGCCACAGATCGCACAAAGCGCAGTACAGATCATCGGTCAGATGATTCGTGGGTTTGCCCAAGCCTTGCCACAACTTCTTATGGCAGGGGTTCAATTAGTTGTACAGCTCGCACTTGCGATCGTTAAAGGCTTGCCAAATATTGTTTCGGCTGCTTGGGAGATCGTTAAGGGCTTCGGTGAAGCCTTACTTAATTTCATTCCTAACGCTTTGAAAGCCGTCGCGGACGCTATCGGGAATTTCTTCGGTGGGATCTGGGACTGGATCACTGGTAAGTCAGACGAAGGCGGGAAGAAAACCGAAGAATCGATTAATAATACCGCCGAACATATCAAGACGAAGAGCTCAGAAACGACGACACAGTTAAGTACCGACGCTTCAACCGCTAGTACCAACGTGTCGACGTCTTACGACCAGATGAGCGCGAACACGATCGCGTCAACGTCAAATATGAGCCTTGGCGTTACGGCTAATATGTCTCAAATGTCCACAAATGCGATGGACAGCACAACTCAGTTGCAACAAACCGCCTCGACTAATTTCGGCCAGTTGAACACTGACGGAACTATGAATATGCAACAGCTTGCGGCGAATGCGGACGCGTCATTTAACCAGATGAACGCAAACGCACTCGCTCAAACTGGACAGATGAATACAGGCGTAACGAGCAACATCGGCCAGTTAAACGCGAACGCAAGTAACGAGTTGAATCAGTTGATGAACAACGCGAACGCGAGCACGACGGGAGTCAATACGGCTGCAACCACAAACGCACAACAAGCGAGCGCGAACGTTGTAAGCAACTTCCAACAAATGCAAACGGGAGCGACGAGCGCTACAAATGCGATGGCTATTAGTGCTCAAACAGATTTTGGTAAGATGGCCCAACAGGCTGAGCAATCAAGCTCTAAAATGTCGCAATCTATCACGACGAATTATCAAAATATGCAAAAGACTGTCACAAGCGCGATGAACGCGACAGCCCAAGCAGTCCAAGCTGGCCTCAATAAGATCTCACAAGTGAGCTCTTCAGCCGGTAAACAGCTAGAAAGCGCGTTTAAGTCAACGTTCCAAAACGTAACAAACAGCGCTAAAAGTGGTATGCAAGCGTTTACTAGCACCATGCAATCAAGCATGACTCAAGCGGTATCTCTTGCTAGTTCGGCTTGTGCTCAGATCTCAGCTTCGTTTGGCTTGCTTCCGGCTATGCTTCAAATGGTCGGATTTAATGCGGGCATAGGTTTGTATAATGGTCTTGCTTCGATGGCTGGTTCATTGTATGCACTCGCTGAAAGTATCGCTTCAAATATTGCTTCGATCATGCGTTCGGCCTTGGATATCCACTCGCCGTCTCGAGTCATGAAAACGATCGGGGGCTTCACGGGTGAAGGTCTTTATATTGGTATGAAAGACTGGGTCGGTGATATTAAGGCAATGTCCAAACAATACGCGCAAGCTATCACAGATCAAGACTATCAGACTAATAGTGTATTGACCACAAGCGCGAGCGTGACAAGTTCGGGCGTTCGTTCGTCCCTTGAGGACTTGAGCGATGAAGTCAAAAATTCGCAACTTTCGAACCAAAAATTTGAAGTACATAACGAGATTGTGGGAGACAAGATCTATACTACGATCAAAGAGAAGGACGCGAGAGAGAAAGCGCTGGACGCTTATTTCGCGTAAGGGGGAACGATGGACTTATTAATTGAAAAAGACGGCCAAAGTCAGAAACTTTCTGACCTTGGTCTTTACAATATCACGGTCGAAGATTCGTCCCCGGCCGTGGAACTATCAAGGCGAACCGTTAAGGGGCGCAATGGTTATATTTTCGACGGCTTGACTTATATCGAAAAGAAAATCTCAGTCACAGCTAGGCTTTCAGCGGGTTCTATGGAGGACTTTTTAAATAAAAAAGACGAATTGACTCGCTGGGTCTTGGGTGACGATAGCTTTTATATTACAAAGCTATACCAAAACGTAAATAATATTTACGATTTCCAGACGCCGGGACAAACGACGGGCGATCTAAACCTTGCCCAGTTACCACACAATAACTGGAAATATCGTTATAACGTCGTGGGCGATGGTCAAATCGAGTTTGACTTCATCGGCAATTCTGAAGCCGGGATCAAGTACAATGTTTCATTTTCATTCGTTACAGCGGAGCTCCCGTATGGCGAGACGGTCCCAAGGGATCTCGCGCTTTCAGCGAACAGCTTCCCATACAACGGCACGGCCCCACTTAGCCAACTAGAAGTACCGTTTGTTGTGGAATTGACCGCAAACGCTGATAATACTGATTTTTTCCTTGAGATTGACGGCCGTCGGTTCACTTACCGACACACAGAAACGCCTTTAAGATCGGGCCAAAAGCTCCTTCTGAAAGGGGTTGAGACGGCGATCTATCAAGGACCGGCCACGCAAGATCTAAACGTCAACAACCGGACGAATTATGAATATTTTGTTATTAGGCCAAAGCCTAACCGGTCGGTCAATTGGTTTACTAATTTCAAGGGGACCGTCAAGATCCTCGGTTTTAAAGAGCTATATCGCTAGAGAGGAGGTGGACTATTGATTACTTTTTACGACGAAAAGGGCAACGGATACGGAGCCCAAGTTGAGTTAAAAACAAAAAACGCTGTAAATGGTGAGCGGTCAATCTCCGGAACGATTGTATCTAATAAACAAGTTCTTTCGCGATTAGATCGGGGGTGGAGCTTTACCTTCGATGGCGAGCTCTATAAGATCATTTACGCGAAGCCCAAAGACGAAGGCAAAAATACTTCGCTATCGTTCGACGCGGTCCACCAGTTTTTCTACGATTTCGAGCACTCGAACTGTTATAAAGAATTTAACGGCTCAAATCGCTTCGAGGTCTATATCGAGGCTATCTTCAAAGATAGTGGCTATCGGTATGTTATCGAGGCGCAAGCGGGATCAATTCGAAAAGAGAACTTCGGTAACGCGAGCCGGCTCAAAATGTTCAAAGAGATCATTAAAGCAGCGGGTCTTGAGTTCTCGGTAACTGGTAAGGTCGTTAGAATCTTGAAAAAAGTCGGGACCGATCTTTCGACGGTCGTCCGGAAAAACTTCAACATGAACGAGCTCACGATTGAAAAAAATATCGGCAATTTCATAACCTATAAAAAAGGTCTGGGTGCATGGAAAGATGAAAACAACCATGACGCGGGCCGATATACCTCAGAATATGAGAGTCCACTCGCTCGGATCTATGGCCGAATCGAGGGCGAACCCGTAACAGATGAACGTTACAAAGAAACAGGTAAGCTCTTAGAACGGCTAAAGAAAGAAGTTGACGAATCCTATTCGATCTCGGTCCAGCTTGACATGGAAGATCTCACGCAAGCCGGGTATAAGTACACACGGCCCCGTGAGGGTGACTATATCATGGCTATTAATGAGACGATCGGGTTCCGCGAGAAGATTCGTATTGTGTCTTATGAGAGCTCTTACGACGTCACAGGCCGGCTCTTGTCTCACAAGGTGACGTGTAATGATATCGGAACCGTACAGAAAGCGATCACGTCGGAAGGGTCGATCATGCGAAGCGTGTCCGAGTCTAAAGAATACGCTGAAGGTGCTCTCGAGGTAGCCACACGGGCGCTTGTTTCGGCAAACGGCAAGAATACCAACTATTACGGGGCCACAAAGCCCAAGGACGAGCCACGAGGAACGCTTCACGAAGGTGATCTCTTGTACTTGACCGTGGGTGAAGAAACAGAGCTCTATTATTGGTCTGGGACGGAATGGCTTCCAAAGATTCTCAAGGTCGACACGTCAAAGATTGAAAAAATCGTCAATGACGCCCAAGCCTCAACAACCCAAGCAATCGCGCAAGCTAACGCCAAGGCAGAAGAAGCCCTAAATAAAGCCGGAACGCTACCAGACACTAGCAAGCTATCTGACCAGATCAAGCAACAGATTTTGAGCAGCCCGGACTTGCAGAATAAGGTAACCGAGGGTGTCAATAGCGTTGACGGTGACACGATCTATAGTAAGATTGTGTCCAAAGTGTCTCGAAATTTCGCAACAAAAGGCGAGTTTGACACTTTGGATCGCGTTCAAAACGACATGGGTCGAGATTTAATCGGCTTGTCTAAAAAAATAGAAACGCAAACCGTAGAATTTAACAAGCTGACGGAAAGTAACAAACTCTATGAACGCATTCTCGGCACGTCGGAAACGGACGCACCAGATAGGCTCTCGCGATTGGTCATGTCCAGTGATATCTTCCAGACAGAGGTCGGGAAGTATGTCACAGATGATAATAATCTGATTGTTAATTCAATGTCTATGGCTACTAATACGCTTGTCGGGAATAACAATCCTAAAGCGAGCGTGTCTGTCACAGATGGCGTTTTTACGATAAAGGCGCAGGGATTGACAGGTTATAACTGGACAGGCTTCACACTCCCTATTTATGTTAAAAAAGTCTATCATGGTGAAACTTACACACTCGGTTTTAAGTACCGTATTAGGGAATATCCAGACGTTTCTTTTGCTTTTAATATCAAAAACCACGGTCTAAACAAAACTCTTACATGGTCTAATATCGGCGAGAATAGACCACCACTTGACGAATGGCAAGAGTTCCAAAAAACTTTCACTATGCAGGAAGATTTTGCTTTTGGTGAGGATGCAAACTATCCATTTTATATCTTTTTAGCTAAGAATGGCTGGGTAGAATTTAAAGAGCCTATTTTGGTCCGTGGGTCAAATACTGGCCCATACAAGCCTAGTCAATTTGACGACGCTTTCGCTGAAACGAAGGCTCTCAGCTCACAATTAACCTCGAAAATTGGTGAAGTGTCTGACAAGGTAGGTGAAGCAAGGCAACTTGCTATTGGTGCTCAAGACAGAGCAGATCAGGCTTCAGCTAGATCAAGCTACGCGAGAGAGAAAGCGGAGGACGCACAAGCGAAAGCGATCCAAGTCGCAGAGCAGGCCAGACAAGCTAAAGAAACGGCAGAGGCTACACGGACGCAAGTCACACAACTCGCAGGCTCTTGGTCGGTACGCAATCTAAACAGCGCGGGTGACGTGCTAGGGCAATTAAATCTGAACCCGGACGGGTCGGTCCGAATTAACGAAGGATTGCTCTCTGTCGGTGAAAAAACCATCATCAAAGACGGAGTTATCAAGAAGTCAATGATTGGTGAAGCGCAGATCGGCACGGCTCATATCAGCGAAATTGACGCAAGCAAAGCACAGCTTATCAATGTTTCGGCAAAGAATATTGTATCGGACGGGCTGACCGCGAACATTATTAAAGGCGGTAAGCTATCGTCTTTGAATGACGCTACTGATTTTGACTTACAAAACGGGATCTTTCAATCTATGGGTGAGAAGTCCGGCTTGAGGTTACATGGTGGAGCACTCGACTTTATTGAAAAAAACGGTCGATCCATAGCTGGTTATTCTACGTTTTATAATAAAAGCGGTCGCATAGCTGGTGGGGCCGTAGGGTCGCACGATGGATACGACTTTTTCATCTCAACAAAAAGCGGGGCAAGGCCTATGATTGTTTGCCGTGACAATAACCGAATTGAAATAAACTCCGATTTTACCAAAATTACGGCAAATAAAATCATGCTACCATACAATGCAGTCATTGTAAGTAACAACGCAAGCGACACTGAGACAGTTGGGCTTAAATATTTAAGGTACAACAAGGGCGGTGGTTGGTGTACCGCTTTTATAAATTCGCAAAGTGGCAGTGGTATTGAGTTTTATGACAACGGCAACGTCCGTATTTTGAGATACGGTAAAATCTGGGAGCCGGGCACTTAGAAAGGCAATAAATGGACACAGTAAACAAAATCATAGATGATATCTCGCAGAATCTCGCAAACTGGATCGTAGAAGCTACGAAATACAGGGTCTTATACGAGGAAGCAAACGAGGAATACAAGCGCGTTAACGAGCTATTAGCTAAGTTTAACGACGTTTTGGATAGTGACAAAGATCTTAAAGATCTTTTTGATGAAGCAGCACAGAAATTAGAAAAGGAATAAATCTTTATGGAATTTAAAATCATTAACAAATACTTGCAAGAAGAAGGACGTACTTTCGTATCAATTCGGTCAAACAATCCTTACACAGCCTTTGAGCGTGTCCTGATTGGGGACCGTACCAACGAATCAGATGAAGTGCTGATCCAAGCCGTACTTGGTCAAGTCGTGACTGAATTGAACCCGGCCGAGGGGGTTAAAAAATTACAAGAAGACTTGCACGTCCAAGCCCAAGAGTACGAAGCAAAACTCGCGAAGAAAGACGAAGAAATCCAAAAGGTGAAAGACGTTGCTGAGTGGAGCGTACTTGCTCGCGTAACTGACACAGACAATCCACTTGACCCAACAGTCTATAAACGTGGCCTTGAATTGGTCGATCTTGGAAAAACTGGCACAACCTATCCGGCACAAGCGATCTTCGCGATTGAGGATCCGAACCATATCGAGAAATTTAGCGAAGGTAAGCGCGTGATGGTCCAAGTAAATCAACCATTTACTTACCAAGGCGAAACACTTGAGCAACTCGCAAGCCTTGAGCAAAACGGTAAGCTGGCAGTTTGGAAATGGACCGAGCCAAAACAGGAAGAACCAAAACCAGCGGGAGAGCTTGAAACTCAACCTGTCCAGTAAGCTAGTGATTTAATAGGGGGTGGTAAAATTGGACCTATTGGCACTAGTTGACAAATTGACTCCCGTCTTGGTCGTTATCATTCCGAGTTATTTTTCCTTTAAGAGCACAAAAACCACAAAAGAAGCTGACAAACGTATCGAGGGCCTATCAAATAAGATAGATACCCTCGAGAAGTCAGTATCGAACGTGGAAGAGATCGG